ATACGCCGTCGAAAGTGCCCCAGCGATTTTGTCTTGGTATTCCCATAGCCCGTTTAAGTTTTTGACAGTAGAGGCCATCTTCATTAGAGATGTGTTCATTTCTTTTGCGGCTGCCGTAACAGCATTGCCTGCTTCTTTTGCCTTTTTGAATGCGCCAATTAGCTGCCAGACTACGGCGACTGCCCCGATGATCCCTAAAAATTTGCCTAAAAATGTGCTGACAAGGAATGAAAATGCTTTTCCAATCCCCCTTAGGGCTAGGCTGATTCCTTTAGTGGCTACTTTAAATCCGGCAACCACTCCCTTAGGGATTTTAGCCTTGCCGATTAATGGGATGGCCTGAGCGCCCGCTCCTGCGGCTGCCGCAGTTTTAGCTCCTCCGTTGAACGCAGCCAGCCCCAATGCGGCTTTCTTTGATGCTTTGCCAAGGAATATGTAGCTGTTTCCTGCTATGGTGTTTCCTTTTGCTAGGCTTAGCGCTGCTGCTCGTCCAGCTAATTGAGCCGCAGACAAAAGACGCGTGCTTACAGTCACAGCCTTGGTTGTAAGGTTTAGGCTTATAAGAGCCTTGATCAGCTTATAGATGAATACTGGAGTGGCTACGACAGCCAAAGCAACGATAGCTCGAGTCAGTGTGCCTATGGCTACCTGAACGATTTTCAAGCTAGTTGCCCAAGCCAGGAACGCCTTTCCTGCTGTGTTTACCGGCCCGCTTATTGCAGCTATTACGGCCCCCGTGTCTTCGAACACAGGAGTCAGGTTCTTCATTATTTTAATTATGTCTTCCAGCTTTTTCTTCTCTTCATCGAGGAAGTTCTTAGCTAACGCCTGATCAAGGGATGCTCGGGTGTCATCGTAAGTAGACTGAAGACCCTTCATCGTCTCGGACATCTTTTCCATGCCCCCTTTGGTTCTCCCCAGAGCGGCCTCTACCTCGCCCCAGACAACGGTCATGTCTCCGCCAGCTTGGTTTAAGCTTTCTATGCGAGCCCGAAGGTCGCCCGTAATTAGCCCCATTTCTTGGAGCCTAGTAGCAGCTTCGCCAACAGGACGTCCAGACTTCACCCCGTCGTAGAATCTTCCGATCCAGAAGGCCACTTCATTAAGTTCGCGCCCTGCGACAGCAGCCGCATCGCCAACCATGGTGATTGTTTTGATTCCGCTGAGATCTCCACGACCAAGAACCTCGAGCATTTTTGAGGCTTCTGCAATTCCTTCGATTTCAAATGGGGTTTTGTCCGCGAAATCGACGAGTTCCGCGATTCTTTGTTTAGCAAGCGAGGCTCCCTTTAACAACGACTCAAACTGAGTCGTCTTCATCTCGATGTTCGCTGCGCGTTCAAGCCCCCTAGCCATCGCCTCAGAACCACGAACTAGGCCTATGATAGCTTTGGTAGCCGCTATAGCACTTCCAGATATAAGAGCCAGGTTTGCGACCCCGACACGGGCCATGGCTCCCCACTTAACGCCTTCCCATACAGCTTTGAATTTCTTTCCTTCTGCGACTGCGGTAATGAGCCCAACGGTCAGCCCAGTGCCAAGGCCTTTTGTTGCCGCTTTAAATTTAGCCGCTCCAGTGGCCTGGATTTCAACATCTACTTTTGCTTTCGGATTCTTAGCCATTCTCTTTAGTGATTTCCTTTTCCGCTTCCGCCTCCTTAATCTTTTTAAGGTTTTCCATTATGCGTCGGCTTTGTTCAGTTACGAAGTCCAACTCCCCTCCCTTGTCAAACTGGCGGGCTGCGGAATACCATAAAGCAAGGCCTACAGGCATTTCCCAGGCTCTTTTTTCGTCAATGCCCATGCTAAGGCAAGATACAATAGTATAGATGGTCCCTGGAGGGCCCTTCTTGGTGTTATCTGAGGATTCCTTTTGCCAGATGTCTGGGCCCGCATTGTAGTCAGCAATATAGGTCTTGAAGCTTTCTAGCTGCTTGTCGACACCCAGGAACACGGCCTTAATGCTAATCCAAGTGCTATTTACCTTAGGGTTAGGTAGTTGACCGAATTCACAACAGCAAATCCTCGCTGCCGCTTCAAGGTGAACAAGATTCGCAGGCTCATCTGTGTCACAAAAAATCGGGTTCTCTGACGCTAAAAGAAGGAACTCATGCCAAAGGCAGTAAGGACGCAACTTTTTGCCGAGAACCCGGTAGTTACTGTTAATCAGGGCCTCCGTTAGGAGGGAGTCGATCATTAGCTGGCAATGTTTGCGAAGCTGATCCCGCTAATCTCGCACTTCTGGAAGTCTGTATTAGACTGGGAAATGCTTTTGTTTTGGATGATGTAAAAATTAGAGTCAAACGTGAAGTTAGAGACACCCTCAAACGCAGTTTCGTTGATTAAAAAGCCAGATCCTGAGAACTCTCCTTTAAGATCACCTTTTACTAAAGCGGCAGTCATCCCTTCGTCATTTTTTGCTTCAGCCATGAATTCAGGGCTAGCAGAGATAGTTAGTGTTTCGAGGGCCATTCCGGCTACAGCGTCAGACGTTGTGATTCCGAATTTGTATTCAGTGACATTTCCAAATTGGTCGAAAGAAGGCATATATTTGTATGGTTATGAGTGAGTGAGTGAGTGAGTGAGTGAGTGAGTGAGCTTAGATTGCCGCTCCAGCTGTTGCACCGATAACTGCGTAAGCAACTCCAGAGAGCTCGCACTTTTTGAAGTCTGTGTTGGATTCTGTGATGCTCCTGCTTTCGATGATGAAGGTCAGTCCATCGTATTGAAAATCTTCGATGTCAAAGGTGTCCGTGGTAAGAAACCCGGAAGCCGTGAAGTTCTTCTTAGCGTTTCCGACAACGTAAGAGACTACTGATCCGGTTTGGTCTTTAGCTTCGGCTTCGAATTCTGGGGTCTCGTCAACTTTTAAAGACTCGACTGCCATCCCAGCGATGGGAGAGACAGCATCTGTTCCGAAGACGTAGGTGCTTGAGTTGTATTGGGTAGGCATATTTCTTTAGAGTGTTATACTAACTAGGAATTTGTCAACCCAAAGCCCGCTAACCCCGGGGGAACAGGAAGTGTTTCGTCGTGTTTATGGGAGGTGAACCCGAAAACGAATTCTAGAATGTCAGCATACCGCTCGTCGTCTTCACTAGCCACATCTCGAACCGTAAGAGGGCCTACTCCAAGAGCCTTTATTTCAGCGCCGGTATCCGGAAAGCTAGAGTGTTCGATAATAGATCGGACCCACTCGACGGCCTCTGAATGGTCTTTGGAAGTGGCTTCACTGATGTGTGAAATGACAAGGATCTCGAGGGGATCTATTCGGTGTGCGCCGCCCCCTGGCATTGTCACTGGAGCTTCTTCACAACGACAAACAATAAATGGGGTGTCCACGTCTTCATCGTCGCAACGTCCAGGATAGACTCGGGTTGCCCCTTTGCTCTTTAAAAGGTCTGCCCAGTATCTTTCGCATTTTGATTTAACGTCCACTTCTTAGCTTGTTTTTTAGTTTTTCTCGCAAATCTCTTTCGTTCACAGATGGACGACCCAGGGCTTTCTTTAGACTGTTAGCCGCGACTTTGACCTTAAGGGCTCTTATGTCTTGGAATGCTCTGTTAGCTGCTCTGCCTATCGATTCCGTTCCTGATACCCGGATCATAACCCAGAAGAGCCTTTAAATGTTTCACACATGATCTCGTATTGGTTATCCCCTATATCAACAAAAGACTTTGCCCGGACTCTCTTACCCGAGACGGTCACTTTAGAGCCGCTCTTGCCTCCAGCGGCGTCCCAGTCAGTTTTCCGAACATGGATACCAAATAACATCCCTGAGGTCCTGCCTCCGCTTCTGATCGCGTCGTCAAACGTTATCGGGTCGACACTAGCTTCTATCTCCTGGTTATTGACTAGGATGACTTCTTTTACGCGCTCAAGAAATTCTTCTGAGGCTCGGGTGAACTGATCGCTAAAGATGCTCATTATTAGTAAATAAAAAATGGGAGAGGCCTAAACCCCTCCCATTTGTCAACTGAGCACTTGACGTAGGAATATTCTACTGGTTGTTGATCTTAATCAACTCAGCAGCCGTTGCATCGACGACTTTCTCGTCGGTGTGGTGACGAACCCGAACCATGTCGCCTCGACGAGGCTCTGAGCGGTAAGTCTCGGTCTGGAAGAGTGATGGAGAATCAGCGGTCCAAACGATTGTGCGACCTGCACCCATTGCGGAGAAGTCTCCACCTTGGACGTTACCAAGCCATACATAGTCTGAATTCCAGACTTGGGTAAGGGCTGGGTTTGCAGCACCCTTCTTAGAAGCGTCAAACGTTGCGGCTGCGACGTAGACCATTGGGACGTTGAAAGCGGCTCCGATATCCTGAGCATTTACCAAACGGTATCCAGTTCCAGCTCCGATGTTTCCATAAAGGAAAGTCTGAAGCTTGGCTGAGCGACGGATGCGGTTAAACATCGAGTCGTTCATGATGGCTACGTTAGGAATAACTGCCTTACGAGTAAGTCTCTCTTTAGCCGACATAAGGTCAGCAGCGAAGTCGATTGTAGCGAGGTTAGCCTCGCTATACTCTACTCCAGAGTTGGTTGTTGCAAAAGTAGTTGCATCAAACAGGCGATTAGCACAACGAATCTCGTAGTCGAGCATCATCATACGAGTGATGAGCTTCGATGTCAGAACTTCAACATCCAAAAAGCGGCTCATGTCGCGAACAAACACATCATCGATGCGCTCTTCGAGACCACGGTCGATGCAATCGAATGTATCAGTGGAGATCTTGCGATCGACTTCGTTATATGTTCCTGAAGGACCACGTTTGGTTGAGTCGGACTTCAACAGCTCACCAGGAGACATTGAGATCTTTGGGAAGATGCCGCTCTTAACGGGGCTAGGGAGGATCGGGAGAACTTTAGCACCGATGTAGTATTGGTCCGCTTG